TATGGTGGACTTCACGAGCCTCTATCCGAACTTTGCCACAGATTGTGGTACGTTCTTCATTTTGGACAAAGGCTTCGTTATCATCGCCGTTGTAGATGTTTAGGAGACCATTCTACTGATTCTCTATCCTCAAAAAAGCAAAAGTGCCGAAGCGCAAAGCTCCGGCTTTCTTTTGCTGTTGAATATAGATTAGGAGGTATATCCTGTCGCCCTTCTGGACGACCTAATTCTTATCATCCTTGAACCACTCAGGCTTTGAGTGCCCTTCGGTCTCTAGCCATTTGTTGAAAATGTCTGTCATATACCAGTTCGCACCGAGACCCTTCGGGGGTTCTGAAAAGTATCTTTCTCCAAGCGTCAGTATCTCTTTCTTCTCTTTCGGTCTCAGGAATATCATGACAAGCATCTGTGTTCTGAGTCCATCCTTCTCCAGCTTAAGAAGTGTGTTCTTGATATTCTTCTTTGTATCATGTCTTCCTATGAGGAACTGTATAAAAGCGAATAGCCCATTTGATACAAGCACTGATGTGATTATCGTGATAGTTATATCTGACATGATGCCACCTACTTTCCCTTATATCGGAATGCCAGTTTGATCTGCCAATTAGTATAGCTCGGCACTCCGTACTTGATACCAACACTCCTCGATGATGTGCAGTCTGCTATCATGCCGTTGCCGACATATACCGCAGTATGGACATATGTACCGCCACTGAAGTAGGCGATGATGTCTCCTGGCTGAAGGCTCGACAGAGGAATGTTGCTTCTGTTACGGACAATGCTGACATCCTTGATACCTATCCTCGCTGTTGCATATGCATAAGCGTCTTCATATTTGTCGAAGGCAAGCACCTTCTCATACATCATATCGTTCAGGACTTCGCAGTTGCATCTACATGGGATTCCTGCGTGATGCCATGTTGCCCAGGCATAGCCTATGCAGTTCCATCCCTTGTTTGCACCGCCATGTGGATAGCAGATAGGGCAGTCTCTGCCATAAGCCTCGGTATAGAACTTGTATCTGTACTTTCCACTATCAGCTATCTCTTTCGCCTTTGCACAGATCTTCTCCTGCATGGTAGGAGACTTGTACTTCTTGACAAGTTTCTTCGCTGCAGCTATCGATCCTGCACCGAATACTCCATCGACAGAAAGGCCATAAGTCTTTTTCCATGTCTTCTGGAATATGCGGATCGCTCTATCGGTCTGCTCACCAGCTACGCCATCTACATCGAGCTTGGCGTTAATGCACCAATTGAGGAACCTCTGTACTCGCTTGACCCTTGTTGAATTCTTGCATCCCTTCTTGACCGCCTTGACAGGCAGTGCTGCCGTGTATGTGGTAGAAGGTCTATACTTTGTTGTAGGCGTAAATATCTTTTTCACGATCCACATCTGAGGCAGTGCGCCCTTAAGCGAAGTTTCATAGGCGTACCATCCGGTATGGTTCCTACCGCCCGAATCCTTGATGTAGAACCAGTGCTTTCCTTTTTCGACCTTGTACTTAAGGAAGGCTACATAATGACCGGAAGCAGTCCAGTAAGTTCCGTCCGGAGTTTTACCGTCACTGACAAGCAGCACTCCTATCCTGTTGCCCTTGTTCAGTTCTTTCCACGCTTTTGACATTGGGTCTTCTTTATGTATCCATACTACATCGCTATGCCCAAGATACTTAAGCGTGTCACGGATGCCACTCCATAATGTACCTTTATTAACTACTGCGAATCCTTTTTTAACCATCCAAGGACGCAGAGTATTCGGAGTGTAGTCAGCCTTCCACGGCTGTTCTATTGCGATGTGGGTGCATGCACAGCATCCACATCCATTTCCTCCGAAAGTTGAATTCTTTGTAGGATATGGAAGATCGGACCATTTGCTGTCGAGCTGATGATATACTGTCTTATTCATCTTCGGTCTCCTCTCCTTCACCCTCTTCCAAATCAACATCCGTAAAGAAATAGTCTCCGATGTAGTCCTCGCTCTGCTCTGCCTTCAGCTGCCTTGTGATGGCAGTTCCTATGCGAGCTTCTTCTGTGTAATCCTGGTTGTACCAAGTGTTTACGAACAGAATTACGGCAGTAGCGCAGAACGAAAGAATCTTATAGATCAGATTGACTGTAGGGTTTTCAAATTCTGCTATGCCAGCGGCTATTGCTCCCGAATTGATAACTGTCGCAACAGCCAAAATTGTTCTAATGATTGTTCCTTTGTTCATGTGCTTTCTCCTTCAATAAAAAATGCCCCGAAGGGCTATGCTGTATTATGCTGTTCTGTGCCATCTATTGACCGCAATATATGGCGGCCTGTTTTCGTGTACGCCATTGTTACCGAAAGACAAATTGACTTGCGTATTACCGGTATTCGTAGCACTCGATACTCTCATCGCAGCAGCAGTTGCCGAGCCATCTTCTGAGCTAAATACTCCGGATACGTTCGTTGCAACAGCACCAGGATTAGACGCACTCGTTTCGTATCTCCTGATACGGAAACTGCCTGTCACCTTCGGCAGTTCGCTTTCTATAAGCTGATGCTTATCCTCACCGCCTGTAGCACCTATCAGATAATCTGCAGATGATCCAGCTGATACATGAAATATTCCTTCTGCTTCAAGTGACCATGTACCGCCCCAAGCATAGCTTGGGTGAAACCATGTCACTCCCAGCAATGCTAAGTCTTCAGTAGTAGGCGATGAGCTCCCACTAGGAATAGCGTATGGCAATGAGGTTTCATAATAGCTTCCAACAGGGTAGAAGAAATCAACTATCCCTCTCATCACCCCACTTACTAATCTGATATTGACGTCATCATAGAAATTAACGTCGTCATCAAATGTTGCTTCGAATCCAACCTTTAAACCGGAATCCGAGTCTTCCACAGCCCTTCCAAGGCCAATAGCTGTGCCGTCGGAATTAATATCCATAATAAAATAAGCTTCTGAAATATAGTCAACAGCCGTTACATCCGGATATGATTGACTTCCGATATCCGGTATGTGAAGTATAACTTCTACTGTAAATCTTTTTTCAGCAGCTATATGGTCGTTGTCAGTATATACAGACTCCGTAGAAGGAGCTGCACTTAAACTTTGATTTAGTAGCTCTATGGTATCTGTCGGATCATCCTGGTTTGTGAGGATTACATCATAGGTTGTTGGGGTAACAGTAGTCATACCGCCATCATCGCCATTAGTCCACGTAAATGATATATAAGCTATAGTCCCAGAATCATCGTCAACATGACTTTGATTAACTCTTTTAGACACATCTATCCTAAGACTAGGGGGATTATATGCCCTTTCCCATATAGCAGTATACGATCTATTACCTGTAGAACCGTTTGCCACCGTTACGCTCAGGGCAGAACCACTGATACCGGTTCCGATCCACCCTATAAAATTATAGTACTGCTTAGTCGGGTTAGTGAGAGTAAAGGCCGCTGTATCTGGAGTATAACTGCTAGGGTTTTCCGATGATACAGATCCACCATCATAATTATACGTGATACTATATGTGATCGGTGTCCAGTGAGCATATATTGTGCGGTTGCCAGTGGTACTTACAGATGTGCTTGCTGATACAGCAGAACCTCCAGAAGCAGCTGTATACCATCCTCCGAATGTATAACCAGTTCTTGTTGGGGTCGGCAATGTCCCATATGTACTACCAAACGTTATTGTTTTACTCGCAGGACTTACAGTACCGCCATTAGCATTATAGGTAAGAGTATAAGTATTAGCTGTCCACTTTGCATATAATGTGACAGCAGCATTTGCAGTGTACGAACCACCAGCCGAATAATTAGTGCCGGACCCATCACTTTTTGTATTCCATTTACTGAATGTATAGCCTGTTCGCGTTGGTTTAGAAGACGTTAATGTTAACGTCTTTCCATATGTTTTGGTTTGCGATGATGGTGCACCACTTCCTCCATTAGCGTTATACTTCACAGTATAAGTCGGGAGCGCCGGAATTGTAACGGTAAGACTGCCCGATGATGTTCCGCTGATCGTGGAACCCGTACTGGTCAAAGAAAAATAAATAGTTTTCGTCTGCTTACTTGTTGTTCTGGCAAACGTATATGTTCTGTAACCGCTTGTTGGGTTCAACCAGACGTTAGTGCCACTGGAGAAGTCACCCCCTTGTCCGGATGTAGTATATGTGGTCTGTCCGGAGCAAGAAAGAGATGTGTTAAGCGCTGCCGATGTTGAATATGCACCATAGCCGTGTCCGCCTACTGCCAGATGATACGTAACAGTAGTATTTGTGGTTATACACTCATACCAAAGAATAGCTCGGACTCTATCATAAGTTAAGCCGCTACTACCAATTAATGTACTAGCCATGATATCCTCCCTATACTATTCTCTTAAGTGATAAGTGACCGTTACTTCTCATGACCCAACCAATTGCTCCGATTGGACTATCGTTTGCCAAGTCGGTCTTCATGTATAGATTAGTAACTACTGCTGATGGTGCGAAGAATCTATCACCAGACATATATGCAACATCTTTCCCCGCAATATTAATAGCAACTCTAGTATCTGCGCCGTCTATTTGTACGTATGACTCTGCACCCTTCTTTCCAACACGGATATATGCTTCTGTAGGATTTATATCGACATAACCTGTAAGATTATCTAGAGTTTGCCGTTGGGAATCGATTTGTTGAGATTGGTTTTCTAACACCGTCTCAGCATTATCAAGCCTGGATTCAGTGTTATCAAAAGCTGTCGTTATGTCTCTCGCTCCAATTTGCACACTATCGGCAACTATATTAATATGCTCCGGAACATTACCTATCGCGGGAACAAACTGAATATAGGAATTCTCTCCTCCTATTTTCTGAGCGAGTTCTGAGGAGAATTCAATGTCAGTTCCATACCTTGAAATAACACCACCGGGTCCATAAATGTAAACTCCGGGATTATTCCCGGAAGCTATTAATATTTTATAGTCAGCATTATCCTCATCCTCCGTACTACCGGAAATCCATAATCCTTGCTTCATAAGAGCCAGATGCGTATCTATATAATTTGTTACAGCATCCGAAATATCAGTTAGTTCATACAGTCCCAATGAAACGGGACTGCCGTTATACTCATAGTATTTATCAAGGTCCTCATTTACAGGATTCGCAACCGAAGTATATACGTATGGGTCATCACCGGTTCCTTCTCCGGATCGGGTATAATATGTTTTTCCAGCTTCTACCGATCGATCCGATGTTTTCGAATAATCAGTAGTTATTGGAAAATATGAATAGCCAGTTATTCCGTATTCATAGTAATTGTCTATGTCATCTATATCTGGGCTTTGAACCTGCACATAAACATACGGGCTTTCCTCAGTTCCTTCTCCGGTTCGTTCGTAATAGGTTTTGGTTAGATCTATCTGAGTGTCTCCAGTCTTAAAATAGTCCTCATCTGCCATATAATATTGTTTGTTTACAATAAAATATGTGTCTGAACTAAGATCGAAGCTTGCATGTTCTGAAAGCCATGTTAACGTATCTACAACATCTTCTACGATACTAAGCCCGTTGAGTGCCTGATTTGCACTTTTAGATGCAACACCAGCATCTTCCTGTGCTTGTACGGCGATTCCATGAACGCTATCGGCTGTTGCCTGTGCATCTTCAGCCGCTTGTCTTGCTATACCAGCATCGGTAACCGCATTCTGTGCGGCCTGGTTTGCTATCTGCGCGGCCTGTTCCGCAGCTGCGACACGGATAGAGCCGGCAGATGGATCAGACACGTTCCCGGCTATGTATAGTTTATTGTTCCGCCACTCGACATTGACCTTATCATTCGCCTTGACCTCTGCCGATGTCGATGCGGTCGGGGTTTCTTTCTCGCTCCCTGCGACACGAACCCATATCACGCCTTCGCTGTCCACTCGTGATATTATCGCACTATATGTATTGCTTTTCTTGCCCTCGTTGTCGGATGTGATCGCACTGACAAGTTCAGATATTGCCTTACTCTCTATTGCCATAGATCCACCTCCTCAATAGCCTTTTCGCTGACGGTGATGCCGTGCCCACACCTTATCGATTGTGACTTGACACGGAGATCTCCGCTCAGCTCTGTGATGGATGCTTTGACGATGGAATACACGAACACGTCCGGAGCGAACTCCCGGGTGTAGCTGTGCTCCGTCTTGAGTATGCTCAGCTCGTGGAGCCTCCTGTTCGCGTACTCGCCATATGTCTCGCCGTTGATCGGAGTCGGTGATGTATCGACCTGATCCACCAGGAAACCTCTTGACACAGTGGATACATCGCTTGTGACATCGTCGTTCGTGGCTATCGTCACATTCTCACCGTCTATAACCACGTATCTGTTCGGGATCTCGCTGATGTCACTTGTGTAATCCACTCCGTTGAGCATGATGCCCTTTCCCGCGTTGTCGATGATTAGATCCGGTTCATCAGGCCTCGGTCTGATGTGGACAGTTCCACGTCCATCTACCTGGATCACGAAGCTGCCTGCGTTCAATACAGCCCATGCCGCATCGAGTACAGATGAGCCTATCTCGAAGACTAGGTTCTCGTTCAGTTCAAAACTGCCCTCGACCACGACAGGAGCGTTGATGGCGCTTCCCAGTAATCCCGCAGCATATTCAGCTCCATCCACCTTGCGTGGCACGAACTCGCCTGCAACTATTGTCGACGCCGATGCCGGATACAGTACAGAGCGTCCTTCTGCCGAGCCTTCCGTTCTGCCGTAGTCTATCGAGCCTCCTGTCATGCCAAAGAACAAGGTGGCAACATCTACCCTTTCGATACTGCCCCCCTGTTCCGCTGTCATTACTATTCTGTAATAGTCAGGCGCAAGGTCTCCTGTGATGGTCATGCTTCCGCTCTCGAGCATGGCGCCGTCAGCAGTCCGTGTAATACTTACACTGTCGACGCCTGTTACCCGCTCAGCATCTGCCCATGTATCTCGATTGACTCTGTATACATGCCAATCTGATGAGTATGACCTACTCCAGTCCATTAGCCTTGCTCCTCTTCATCTTCTTTTTCGTTAGGTATCGGAAGCATGAACTCCTGTGTGAGTCCGATCTCCGTTGCGTCGATAGCGATAGCCATGATCTTGCTGTGCTCCTGAGACATATCGGATATCTGTACGTCAGCCTCGTATGCGCTTCCGTTTGGCGTCCTTACGAATACCGCTCCCGGATGCCGTGCCAATGCCCTTGCCCGCTCGATGTCATCCTGAGACTCGAGCGCAATGACATTAGTAGACAGTTTGCCCGTCCGAGACACGTTCCTTTTCCAATATCCGTCGATGCTGCCATCCATATGCTCACGGTACTCGACGCTCTTCTTGTAAGAGTCCTGTATCGTGATATCATATGGGAACTCGATGTATCCACCCGCCCAGTCAAAACGCAGATAATTGCCATCTGCTGCATAGTCTATGTCGGCGAATTCCTCATCACCGTCCACCGTCCTGAGCGCCACGCGATACGACAGATCCATTCCGTCTCCGTATGGTGCGTATGAGTCGATCACAGTTTTTGTCAGTGGGAACGATTCGCCTATCAGACGCACCGTGCCACCATCCATTCTGTATATGTCAAACAAATCGTCCTCGTTGCACTCGCTCGGTGGAGTGAGCGCGATCTGGACGCCCTTTGTGTGTACTCCGCCTACTGTCGTATCCACAGGAGTGATGGTCACCGCATCGGACGGGTCTACAGCAGGGTTATCCCACTCGACTGCGAATTCTGTTGACTCGAGTACTGTCTGAAGTTCCGTGCTTCTGTCGATCGCTGTGACATCAAGCTGATACAGACCTGTGTTCCAGAAATCGAGCCCTGTCGGGAGCTCTACAGTTGTCGTGAAGCTGTTTCCGTTTTCTGTCCACTGAGGCGATACCACCGCGCTATATATCGTGTCGCCGTCTATCTGTGTCTCCGTGCCTCTCGGCGTCTGCCCCGTGATGCCTCTACTCGTTACAATGACCATAAGGTCGCAGAGTTTATCGACCGTTGCGTCAAATGTGAATGGCTGGGCTGTCAGCGGACTTGTGACCGAAACACTGGCAACTGGCGCGTTTTGTATCGCTACCGTTAGAAGATTCGACTGCACGAATTCACTCTGGGCCTTTGCATACACTCTGAATGTAACAACGCCATTCACAGCGCCTTCTGCAAGTTTGTCTGCGGGTATCTGCGTACTACCGAAACTATCCTGCCCGCTTGCAAGCCCATAGCCCGCCTCGGTCTGTATGTACCATTCTGTCTGGAGACCGTTGCCCGAGAAAGTCCACTGTACAGGCAGGGATGTTCCTGTCGGCACTACTCCACTTGCAATGGCAACAAGTGACTCCGGCACTGCATTTGTAAAGCACTCACCTGTGTTCGAATAGCCCGAATAGATGGTCGTGTCGCTGTCTGCGTATCGTCTCGCCTTGAACCAGTACTTTTTGCCCTCGTCAAGACCTTTGACTACGATCTCGGCACTGTCATGATATGTGACGTCCCCGTCTACAAGCTGTCCGTCCGACCATGTGAACTCGTAACTCTTTGGATTCTCGGTGGATTTCCATGTGTCCTCTTCATCGCTCCACGTCAGCTCTGTGCCTGTGAAGTCATCGTGTCCGTCTGCGTTCCACCCAAGTGTGACAAGAGCGGATTCACCACCCTCAAGCGCCTCGACGGATATTATTTTAATTTGAATGTCTGCCGCCGCAGTCGCCGGTGGCTCCACTGCTGTTATCTTCATCGGAGGCGAATACGACACGAGAGTGTTTTCAATGAGCCCTGTTGTCTTGAGCCGTATGTATGAGTGGTTGCCCCTCTGCGGGATCAGATCCGAAACTGGCATCGTCAGCATCGAGCACGTAGCGTTGTCGCTTCCCGGAGCAGTGTCCCATGATTCTGTGCCCGGAATATCCGATGCTGATTCATAGCTCACATCAGCCAGATACTGGAGCTCGATCTTGTCCACCTTATGCTCTTTGCTGCTGTTTGTAGTGACCGGTACATTCAGCCGTCCGCTCGAATCGAGGCTGCCTGCAACACTCACATCGCCTATGGACGCGACAGCCGGATAGCTCACATATATCTGCTTCGGTTTTGCATCGGTATTCCCGGCAAAGCCTCTGGCCGTTGCTGTAGCCCTGAAGATGTAGTAGTCGTCCCCAAGAGCTCTGTAGTCATCCGCATCGTAACTGAGCGGGATGATCGTCCTCGTATCACTCGCTGATGAGCTGATCAGCGTCCACTGCTTCGTCCGTGAGTCATACTTCTCGAATTTCCACACTGTGTCGTATCGTTCCGCTTTGCCCGTACCTGCGTCGGTCGTTATGGTTGTTGAGACCACGCCCTGCTCCGTGAACGAGAGCGCAGCGATGGATGGTGCTTTCGGTTTGCTGAACTTGTAGCTTATATTCGCGTATTCGCCATTGCCCTTCGAGTTAACGCCACGCACCTTGGCCGTAAGGCTGAAAAGATAATTCTTCTTTTTGAGCGGATGGAAATTGCTTCGCGTATATGTGGCCCTCCCTATCTTCTCGCCACTGTTAAGGTTGAATGTGTTTGCCTTGACTCCTACGCTGAGGTTCTTTGTTACCTGCTTCGGGTTCTTCCCAGGATCATCCACTATCCAGTCGACCTCAAGGCTCTGCGCTCTGTCTTCCCTGTTCTCGTTCGTCATGTTGGACGGTACAGTCCAAGTCGCCCTGAACGAGCGGCCTGACAGCCTCTGGATCTTCAGGCCTTTGACCTTCATTGATGGTTTTTTATTGATCTCCGCCATACTATATCGCTCCTGTCAGTTTAAGCTGCCTCACTCCGCGTGCGATCTCTGTCACCATGTCGGTGGCGTCGTTCGTTGCATTGTAATCCAGATAGAAATTGAACGTGGATCCCGCGTTTTTATCATTACCTACGGAGGCTCTTGTGCCTAGGGTGGTCATGCCTGCATTGCTGATGCTCGGTACAGCGATGTCCGAAGCGTCATTTGCTGAATTGATCATATCTGCAACTGCATCGCCAACCATCGGTGTAGATCTCCTGACGCCGAGTGCCACGCCCTGTCCAATAGGAACACCGAGTCCACGCATGAACAGCTTTGACGGCGAATGTGATTCAGCCGCATTTTTACCTCGTCTGAAAGCGCTCTTTACAAGGTCAGCCACGGCGCTGCCAAGTGCTCCCACCATGTTCATGACACCGTTGATGATGCCTTGGACGAGATTTGTACCAAGCTCCTTCCAGTTGATACTTTTGAAAGAATCAAAGGCCTGAGTACCGAGAGTTTTAAGTGAGTTCCACAAGGTGCTGCCAATACCCTTTATACCGTTCACGACGCCCTGTACAACGCGCCTTCCAACGTCTCCCCAGTTGATATTCTTCAGCGCATTAACGGCTTTGCTGCCAAGTTCTTTCAGTTTCCTTGGCACAGCATCCTTGAGTGCTGTTATGCCGTTTTTGATTCCAGTGATTATCGTCTTGCCGAGATTCAGCCAGTTGATAGCTGTGAACACATCCCATATCGCTTTTATGATCTTCGGAATGTTTGCTATAAGTGTCGGTATCGCCTGTATGAGACCCTTGGCCAATGTGACGATGATCTTTACGCCGGTAGCCAGAATCTTAGGCGCATTATCATTTATGACACCGGCTATATTCGAAATGATCGTCGGCACTGTCTCGATTATGTGCGGTATGGACTGCGCTATGCCCTTAGCAAGATTGAGAAGCAGCTCCATGCCGGAGCTCACGATCTTCCCAGCGCCTTCTCTTATCTTCTGAGACAGAACAAGTGCTATATCCAGGCTTTTGTTCAGCTTTGTTGAAAAACCATTTTTTATCGAATCTGCAAGTGTCCCAAGGAGTCCCGTTACTACTTCGACGAGCTGTGGAAGCGCTGTCATCAGCCCTTGCGCAAGACTGGCGACCAGCTGCCCACCTGACTGTATAAGCGGGAGCCCTATGTTCTGGATCAGCGCCGGGATCTGGCTCATCATCTGAGGCAGAATCGTGTTCATGGCAGTGCCCAGCCCGCTGAAAGCCTGCATGATAGCAGGAACGATGTTGTCCACAAGACCTTTGACATGATTGCCGGCCTCATCGGTCGAGCCCATGATAGACTCCATCAACTGCTGTACAAGAGCCCCGACATCGGCATCCGGATTTGCAAAACCGGCGACCAGATTCTCCCATGCCGATTTGGTCATGGCTAATGAGCCCGATATTGTTTCTGTCGACTCCTTAGCCGTATTCCCATACAGGCCCATGTCCGTAACGCCCTTTTCGAGCATTTTAGTCACAGCTTCCTGATACTCTGCAATCGGCACATCTGTCAGGCTGCTATAACTGTCTGACAATATCCCCGCCGCCTTTGCTTGTTCCAAAAAGTCTTTTGATGTTGCCGGCAGGATGCCGGAGAACTGATCTGCGATTGATTGATATGAGCTTGTCGATCGCGTAATGAGTGCATACTTCTCATTGAGTTCATCCAAGTTACGGCCGGTACCGCTAGAATAATCTGCTATAGCCTTCATTCCGGTGCGTGCAATGTCATAGCCCTTTTGGTCGCCCATTGTCTGCGCAAACGCTGCACCCGTCTGATTGATCGATGTCAGATATTGATTTGCTGACATATTCAAATCTTTATAGGCGCTATCGGCATCCGCCATGATCTTCGAGATGTTAGCCTGATCAAAGATCTTTTCCACTCCTCCTGCCAGTTGCTCATACTCGGCGAAGGACTCGACAGACTTCTTGACAAGCGCGCCTGTCGCATCAGTAGCTGCGCCTACCGCTGCAACTCCTGCTGCCATTGTCTTCTTGAGCGCCCCGGATATCTTGCTGCCGGCACTTTCCCCGGCCGCTGCCGCTTCAGGGTCAAGTATTTTTTTGATGGAGCCGGATATGCCATCCGCTGACGGCACTATCTGGACCCACGCTTTTCCTAATTCAGTTCCCGCCATAACTCACTTCCTCTTCTGTATTGCTGCCCTCAAGTATTTCTGCCTTGGCGTGTTCAAATTCTTCTATGCTGTCAAAAGCACGGAATTCGGATCTGTTCTTTTCTTTGACGATAAATATCGGCGCGATAGCGTTCTTCGGATCATCGGCCAGAAGGTCTACGATCTTTGCCAGCAGCACTATGTCCCACGGTGCCTTGAGCCCGAATTCCCGCTTAAGTCTTACTCTTGAGTTCATTCCCAGCCCGGACGCATAAATGGAGAGCATGCTAAGCGGAATGCTTTTGATATCATAGATGCGGTATGTTTCCGCCATATCGCAAAGGAAAGCATCCCTGTCAAGTGCCAGCATCCGTGCCAGGTCTATCAGTTTTTTGTTTCTTTATCTTCACCGGAGATGAACAGAGCATTGAAGTCCTGCCACATGTAGTCGCTGACGACTTCGCCGTTCTCATCTCTGTTTGTATTCTTCCATGCTGTTATCTGTTTGCGTGTAAAGATGAAACGTATCACCGCATACATGTCTCTGACGAGTGTGATAGTGTCATCTTCCGACCTTTCATCGTCCGGGATGTCACTGATCTCCATTATCTCAGTGAGCCAGTCCATGACCTCCCAGTTGGCCAGCTTCTCGTTATCATATTCATATTTGAAGCCGTTTGGCGTAGTGCCCTTTACGATCATGATTACCTCCTTCGCAAAAGTGCCCGGGCACTTACCCGGGCACATGCTGTTCCGCCTTATTAGCTAGGCTTTACGATATACACCTTGTGGTTGAAGTTTGCTGTCGGATCAAGCAGAGCTGTGATCGTCAACTCATATCCAACCGCCTCATTGCGGCGATATCCAACTTCTCCCATCTCGGACACCTTGCCGTCAGGGATAACGATCCTCTGAAGAGCACCGTCTCTCATGATGGTCTCAAGGACCCATACAGCCTCCTCAGACTCGCTTCCGTCGACAGTGACCGCGATTCCGTTCGCGCCTTCAAGCGTGCCTGTTACCTTGCTGTCGCCATAGGCAGCCTTGAGTGCTTCAGGATCGAGCGCGTCGATAAGAGTGAAGTTGAACGTGTCTGTCACCTCTGTCTGAACAGTCAGGACCACAGAACCGCCCATTTCCCTGACATCTTCAGACGAACGCTCATAATTGTTTGTGAACCCATCTTCACTGAGATGTCCGAGCGACTTGAATGCTGCGCCGAGCGCAGTCGTTGCGTCTGTAGGCAGTTCTGTTCCGATTGGAGCCCTATAGATGACGCCGCTTGTTCTCGGCTTTGCAGCCGTTACAGTTTTTGCCATTAGTCTTCCTCCTGGTAATGTGTGATCTCGAACACCGCCTGATAGCGGTGCTGCTTCTTTGCGATATTTGAAAAGTTGTAGTCAGTGACAAGCCGGCAATCGCTGATCCCGTCTGAGAAAAAGATCAGATCCTTCATAGCGGTCTTGACGCTCTCATTGAGTTCGATCGCCCTGAGCTTGGATGATCCATATGACTGCACCGCAATGGTCGCCGTATTGATATAGTCAGTGCTGCCGCCCCCCGTCTTGTCTATGACAATAAAATTCCCCGAGGCATCCTCGGGGACTTCCGCATAGACGCGGTCAGTATCCAGTGCGGTCTGCAGGTATCGGATTATTTCTGTTTCGATTATCATCATTTCACCGCCTTAAGTAGTGTGTTGTTATCAAGATTGTCCTGAGCGGCACTGTCCGAATCGGTCTCAACAAACGCCACCGCCCTGCTTTTCCCGTAGCGCACCGTGTAGCCGTCTCCGACGCGGTTCTGCATGGCTTTGGCATGTGATTCGATGATGTCCACCATTTCAGGGCATCTCAGAAGATATCGCACTCCTCGTCTGTTCAGTTCGAATCTCATCTTACTGGCCATAGCGTTCCACCTGGACTTTCTTGTTCCACAGAAGAGGGATCATGTCTTCGATGCCCTCCGTCACAAATCCGACTACCAGCCAATCCTCACCGAAGAATGATACGCGCTGGTTTTCCCAGACATGCCCGTCACCTTTCGGGATAGCCAGCTGATATACGACCTTCTTGCCGGTCAGATCCAGCATTTCCTGAGCCTCAGTGCTCGATACAGGAGCGATAAGGACGTTCTCCACATCAACATCGACCTCTTCATAGACCGGCGCATTGAGCGCATCCCTTCCGGTCAGAACCTTGTTGTGCAGAGTGACTGTGATACCTTTAAGCATCTGCGGCCTCCGTTTCCGGAACCAGTTCCTCTACCGGGCTGTAGGATCCTATCCTGCTTCCGCCACCGAGCAGCTGTTTTTCTGTCTTTGACAGATACAGCTCTCCGGTAGCACCGCTTCCCATAGTCCATGACTGGGAATAGCCAAGAGCTGCGACGCTTCCCTGCGACGCTCCGACAGGAACGCCGGTATATGAGCCATCGCCAAGAGCCCTTATGACCATCCTGCAGGATACGACCTTCTTCGCGTCCGAGCTTGCCCTGCTGTTGAATTCATCGATCAGTATCGCTGCATCGTCAAGCAGATATTCTGAGACCGATTCCTCCGACTCGCTCATGATCCTCGTCATCCTTGCCTGAACATCTGATACCTGTGCATATGCCATACTGATCACCTCTACTTCTTTGCTGTTTTCTTTGCTGCCTTCTTCGGCTTTTCTGCGGGTTCGGTATCGGAAGCGGCGAGCTTGTGACCCGCCGCCTTATATTCCTCTACACGATCTTCCGCGACCCACATTTCAGTGCCGAGCCGAGCATTGATCATTTTGACCACTATGCTATGGTCAGCTTGTTGAAGCAGGATGTATCGGCGCGGAATCCGACTTCGATCTCTGCTCTTACAGCAAACATGTTCTGCTGCCACAGATTGATAGTGGAGACATCATTGCCGGATCCAACTGTAAGAGTTGCCTGATCGCTGATGTCTACGGTGATGCCCTGTACGATTCCGTACATTGCCTGTGTCCAGTCGCCGGCAAAACCTGCAACGTTCGGAGTTCCTGCTTTGTAAGCAGCCTTGCTCTGCTTTGTAGGCGCACCGAGGATCATCGGTACAGCGCCCTCAGCAACAGAGTTGATGAAGAGCGGCCTCTTTGTCGTGTCTTTCTCGGACAGCAGGATGCTCTTGCCCTGTGGCGAAAGGACAAAGCCGTTAGTGATGCCGCCATGTGCAGCGATGTCCGCATCGGCTGCTACGAGGCCATCATATGCATTCACGTTGTTACCGCTGATAGCCTGAGCTGTGACTGCTGCAAATGTGTCGAAGTTGCTTCCCGGAGCTGCTCCGTGGAATACTGTCTCGTCGAACTTCTTTCCGAGAGCGAGCGGCAGTCTTGCTATGAGCTGATCATAGAGAGCAGCTGCGTCTCTTCTGAACTCGTTCGAGAACGGAACGATGACTGCGAGCTTGTACGCCTGCATTACCTTCTTCTCGAGTGATGGATTCTTCACCGGCTTCACGCCTGTCTCTGTTACCCATTCAGCTTCAGGATCGCCTGTTATGACCGGAATGGTCAGGCCGAGTCCTGGAAGTGTGATCTGTCTTGCCAGCTGCATTACAGCCGACTCCTCCTGCGCTTTCTGAAGGATCTCGCTGGATACCTCAGTTGGCAGATCGATATGTGTTCTGTTTGTTGCTGTTCCTGTTGCCATGATCTTTTTCCTTTCTCTTATTCATTCTGATTGAACCAGTTGGCAAACTGTTCTCTTGTTGACATGCCGCCTGTGTGGCCTGGCTCGCCTTTGTCCTCGACTTCCGGATATGTGCTGCCGGGCTTGAACAAGAATGGTTTCGCTTCTATGAGCTCCTTGATCTGTTCATCCAGTCCGGTAAGCTTTCCGTCCTCAGAGAGCACAAGCTTGTTCCTGTCGAGCAACCCTGCAACGATATCCGCGTCCTGAGCCTGCCCGCTGATGGCCGCTATGATCGCGTTCGACATCTTCATGTCCGATATCTGCGCGGCATATTCAGTTTCCTTACTCTTCAGCTCATCCTGCAGGGTCTTGATCTGAGACTTCAGGGTTTCATTATCGCCCGCTGACGTCTTCAGATTGTCCAGCTCAGCCTTGATGTCGTTGTAGGATTTCTCGGCATTCTTCTTAGCCTGTACTTCCTCGTTCAGCCTGCTTCTTGGGACAAGCCCTTTGATCTCTTCTTCTGAAGCCGCGGCTGCCTTTTCAGCCAGTTCTTCAGAAATACCCAGTGCGACAAAATCTTCTTTTTTCATGATAATTTCCTCCTCGAAACATTTGGTATCGCGGTTCAGTCCGCGTATATCGTCTCTCCCGTTTTACGTCCGGAGATGCCAAAGGGACGAGTGTAATGATGCCGCCGGCGGGATTTGCACCCGCAGCCGATACTCTCAGCCGTTTGATGTTTTGATGTACATGCCCGTCTACAGGCACAGCGGCATAATAAAAGCACCTCCGGAGAGATGCTTTACAATCGTTATTTGATTAATGCAGCTGGGTTACTCGCTTATCATGGACATATCCGGCAATGTAATTGGCGGCAGGCCTGCTAACGAGGTTATCGTAGTTATATATGTTCTTACATACGGAAACATAGCTGCGTGAACGTCCTTTTTAAGCGCATCTGCACTTTCCAGTTCTTCATCAAATTCAAACACACCTTCAACATTCAATTCTATCTTCAGATAGCTCGTCGTCTCGGACTGTTGTCCTCCGCTCATGTCAAACCGCGCCTTTGCAACAGCGATCCTTTTATTTTCTTCTGCAAGTGAGATCTCTGTATTGTAGTTAGCAGAAAGATCTATCTGCCCTTCGACCTTCAGCTCGTTTATTAATTCTATCCTCTGGATCGAAGTATTTAATAACTTATACTGCATAATTGGCTCCTTGAACGATATTGTATCTTGAACGTCTGGCCCTTTCAGAGGTATCTATACTGAAGCTGTACGGGCGACCTCCACCTGCGTGGATAGTGCTTGCAACTCTCAAAACTTCAGCCGAAAGCGATTCCACCGTTCTTCTGGTGTTATATGTTACCACAGCATCTTTTATGTATTGATTGATACTAAGCCCGTCTTCTTTTGCCCTTTTTGCAGTTTCCATATGGACGCGTTTGCCTAGTCTTAACGTCAATTTCCCACTCATTTCAGGTTGTTCTTTTACAACGCTAGGCAGCGGAATATCCATGCCGCGCTTTTCAGCAATTTCAAGCCAATAGGCTTCATTTTCAGCCAATTCTTTCACAGCTGCTTCAACGCTGTCTCCTTGTCCTACGCATCCTTTCAGATCTGTGCTTTCTGCCACCCAAACCTGTTCTCCGTCAAAGTCAACCAGTTTTGTAATGAAACCATACTTCATGTCAGTCATCCTCCTTATCGATAGACGAAAACAGGGCTTTGGCCTGTCTTATATAAGCCACTCCTACATGTTTGCCATGGCAAGGAATGGGTATGACTGTCCCTGTCTCCTCGTGAACTATAGCCCTTTGATGGTTGCCCCTGTTTTCTGTGTCGCATCCATAATATCTTGCAATTTTAGCCAGTTCATCAAAAGACATGTCGTTCGGAGTAGGCTTGCTATTCAGTTTGTCTATCAGTTTTTGAATTTGGCTCATTATCCCGCCTTTAAGATGCTGGTATTGTATATGGTATCACTGTTTTGCGCCTATGTAAACCCACTGCATATTGTGGCAGTCTTACTTTTGTGCCACTAAAAAACCACCTCTATATTTTCATAAGTGGTGGCTCTATGCTTGTTTTATGATGTGCGCGATAAATTCTTCTGATACTGCTGCATCATATTTCTTGATATGGTATATGTCCTGGGATGACCAACGATATTCGGCATCCTCGAACCCTGCGTTAGTCATCATAACCGATTCGCCGGTTATGCAGTCATCTATATATCCGGCTACGCTGGTTGGTTCAAAGGATTCCATGTATTTCACGATGCTTTTTTTCAAGCTCTCATCATATTCTCTTGTCTTAAAGCCTGCAGGGTTATCTGAAAATCTTGTCAGGCCACCAATCGCATATTTCATACACTTCCTCCTTTCTCTGAATAATTAAACGGTATCATTTTGCCGTCTCGCTTGCCTATTTCGCTTCCTGAGTATACCGTGTACTTGCCTGTGATATTTTTTGTAATTATACCAAGTTTATCCGGTGCTGTCACGTTTACTTTTAGCTTGTTCGATATGAATCTTGCCACACCGTCATCTGCTTTCCCGGTATAGCATGAAATAAGTCTTATATCTGTCCCTTTCTTATAATCTGATCTCTGCGCTATAATCGCGCAGAGTGTATCGGGATCTATCTTCTGCCCCTTGTACAAAAGATAATAAGGGTCTCCGTGTATGACAACTGTATATTTCCCGGCTTCTTCCGGAAGGTCCTTGGCAAGCTTGTATAACAAGTCATCGGGTTCCACAAATATAGGCTTATCCTGTGCTATACCATCTTCTATTATTCTCTTCCGAGTTGCTGCTTCCGGAACATATTTTTTCATTTTGTCAGGCAGTTGTCCTGCTGTTGCGCTTAGGGTTCCATTTCTTCTTGCATATGCTGCTCTCTTCTGGGCATTTATGTAATCCCTATTGGCCGCGTATTGCTTCCGCCTTACGATGTTGAGGGCGGTATGGTCATGCCCCTTCGCATTGTGTCCGGACATACGGATCAGAGACTCTGCATCGTATTCGCCATCGGTCATATCAAGAAGCTGCAGGTTGATCTTATCGGGATCGTAACCCTCTATCTCGAGGTCGCCCTTAAGGTCTATGACATACTCGCAGTCGCAATTGGCATGTATGTGTTCAGCGTGCCCGCCCTTAAGGGTCAGTTCTCCGGCCTTCTGCCATCCGAGTCCGGCCAGCGCCATGCAATACGGGCAAGTATCACCATGCGACACCCAGGCAAACCACGCATTATCGCGCTTTGCGTTCTGGAGCGTGGTATCGGCTCCCGCCTGCTTTACTAGTCTTCCGACAACATCAGGAATCAGAGACGGCGATCTTTTCGCAGCACCCTTGACAGCCTTGGCAACTTCTCCGTAGGTCGCAGTCTCGGCGGGCATGGCATCAGGGACATCAGCCTTCTGCGCTCTGGCCAGCTTATCATACATCTCGCAGGACAGAGCGGTTGCCGCTTCGCCATATTTTGTGACAAGAGCGAATGCATAATCCGACAACTTATCCATGTCGTCTGTACCGTGAATCTCAATATAGCGCTCCATACGCTTTTCTGCGGCCTTATTCGCTGATGTGTGTATGTTTATATACTTGATCCAGTAATCAGCTGTTAGTTTCATTTACCGGCTCCCCTGCCTCTTCATCCGCGATCTCGTCCAGAAGCGACAAGCCTCTTGATATCTGCTCCTGCGCCTTAATGCGGCGAATATCCGCCTGGTCGAAGCCGATCATTTCGAGGAAAACATCTGTTGACGCAAAGGCTTCTCTCGCTGACGCAATCTTGATAGCCGCGTCGGCAGTGACAGCTATTGATGGCATCGCAGGATTTTTGAAGTGTGCTACGATGGACTTCTGCTCATCCGTCAGCTCGTCGATGGTCGTATTCTCGGATATGGCAAGCGCCATCAATGCGATCGTCCTGAGAGCGTTTCCGTTGCTCTGATTCAGTTCTTCGGCCATCTTTACGAGAGTCTGAGTCTGCGCAAGGATTGCGTCGGAGCTTGTCGGATTCGCATCATTGATTACGCCTGTGTCGGTCACAGTCAGACCTGTCGCGGCTGAAAACTGTGTAGATAGGATCCTGAGCATCTCGACATGCGGAGATATGGTGCCCTGCTGCAACTGTCCGAAGGTCGGCTTTTCACCGGTCTCAGGATTCGATGTGGCCGCAAGTATATTGCCGACATACTGCTTGAATTTGTCGTCGATGATCGTGTCATACTGATCATCCGTCACGCCCAGCAGATACTTCTGGGGCGCAGTCGAGAATTCAAGTCCGATGGTCGCATTCGCTACCGTGCGGATGTATCCCTGTATAAGACTCCGTACAGGGCCTTTCAGCCTTGATCTGCCAAATGGCTTCAGCGCTGTCGCGTTCCATACCATCGGCTCCATGAGCGGCCTGCCCATCCTGTGTGGGTTCTCTTCCGCCGTCCATATGTTCCCGGATTTCGTAAGCACCCATGTTGCCGTGTCCGTATAGAGATTAATTCTCGACGGCTGCCATGCCGGAATCTGTGACTCGTCCTTTACGGAGTCGATTATCGCCATGCCGCAGCTTATCCTCTGCTTTGCACCATCCCATAGCGCCGATGCAGATTTTTCTGAATGGAATCTTATTCGGCACTTGTTCGGAAGTTCCGAATCTCTGCTCAGTGTTGCGAAGCACGCTCCGAGCTTCAGCTCCTCGCGGCAACCTTTTGGATATTCTGCTATGAGGTTGTTGTCCGCAACTATGCCCGAGATCTTGTCTATCTCGGCGCCGTTCGTTCCTACGAAGCCGTCGAACATGGATCTGGCCGCAAGGACATCAACTGCCTTTGCGCCCCACTCACAGCCGATCACAAGGCCCGCTACCATACGCGGAAGCGCTATCCCGAGATTTACTTCACCGACAGTCACTCTGCCTTCGTAATACCTCTCCTTCGTCAGATTTCGCGCCTCGTGGTAGTTATATGCGTTTATCAGTTCTGCGAGCTGTCTTTTCTCCTTTTCTCCCAGATTCCTGACAGTCTTCGTGTTTATCGTTATCATTATCCGATCCTCATCTTCCTGCTTGGGTCTCTCTTACTTGTTTTCGCTCCCCACAAAGCAAGAGCCGCGGCCTCGATCGGGAGTGAATTCTCGCCACCGAAGCCCCAGCCTCCGCCTATCGGTCTTTTTGTCGATGTCAGGGCACTGTCGCACAGATCTTCGTGTTCGAAGTACCAAGTTACCTGTTTTTCGTTCAGCATGTCCGTTAGCACGCTCACGGACGCTATGACATCCTTTGTCCTGGCTCTTATAACACAGTCTTTCGCTCTCCATTTACCTGAGATCTTGTCAACCAGCACATCGACTCCGTTTCTGCCGTCAATCACGACACATGCAGCCTGTCCGTATCTGGCATTGAGCCAGTCCGCAAGCCACTGTATGCCTTTCGCTGTCGGTTGCCGATTGATATAGGATATCCTTGACGGCGTCTCGTCAAAGCTGAGCACTGCACCGCACAAACACACTTCAGATCCGTCCGCTGAGAACTTGATGCCATACGCACGCTTTCCCTCCGGGATATGATCATGTGACATACAGGCTTCCCATATGTCTTTGCTGATCGCGAATTCTCTTTCGATGCCTATATCCGGCATCCACCAACCCAGGCGCTCTCTCGCGAATCCGTCACGGGTCATCGTTCTGAGTTCCTCCTCAGTGAACTCCTCCGTAAGACGGATTCCAAGCGCAGGATTCGTCATATACCACAGGCTCTTGTCATCTATGGCGATCTCGTCTATGCCCTTTGCCTCAACGCTCCATTCATGCCATGCGTCATGTTCGCTTGGATTTTCCAAGCATATCTTCCTTCTCCTGCGGAATACCGTGCCCGGACACTGCGGATACGGTGGCGTCCCAGTGTATATAATCTGCCTCGTCCCTGTCTCAGAAGCGGACAGAGTGGCCATGATAGCCTCGATCTGGTCATCAGTCAGTTCCTGAGCCTCGTCGAACACTATCAGGGATACCCCGTCAATTCCTCTGGCGGCCTGCCTTGACCTGGCGGAGTATTCGATCACTCCGCCGTTGGTGAGCTCTATGGCTTCCTCGCCGTTGGTATAACGGATTTTCTTCACCAGCGCTTCTATCTCCGGATGACGCTTGTCTGTGAATAATCGTACAAGACGCCTGAAGGATCTCTTCGCCGTTCGCACCTGATGAGCAGTGTGCAGGATCTTCTCACCCTTTATCACCATGCCATAGAATTCGCGGATCTCCAGACAGCCGTTCTTCCCATTCTGCCTCGGCTCTGAAAGCCCTGCCGAAGTTGTCGTATAGCAACCGTCTTCATCGGTACCAAGCCAGCATTCTGCGATCATCTCCTGCCAAGGATCCGGCTTGAAGCCATATGCGGTAATCAAAAGAACCGCGTCCTGGCCGTCTGTACCGGCTCTCGGCGGTTCTATCGCTACTCTCGGTTCCTGTGATCCGATCATGCTTTGTTCCTCTGCTTTTCACTCAGAAGCTGAAGTACATTCTCGGGTTCTTTCTTCTTCGCCCTCTTCATGATCGGCTCTCTGCTGTCTTTTGGCAGAGCCTCCATTATCTCGCTCATTCCTGTCGTATATTCACGAAATAGCTTCTCATATGCCTTCAAAAGAGGGCTCTCCTGGACGCCTTTTTGGCCGCCGCCGTTGTCATATTCGCGTAGTATCTCACCCTCAGGAATGGAGTCTCTCACCTCATCAAGCTTCATCTCCAACCATGCGATATTTCTGATAGTGCCTTTCAAAAGCTTCCTTATATGCGCCGGAGTTTTTGCCGACCTGAGAGCGCTCGTCAATTCCCTGATACGCTCCTCTACGGGGTCTATGATCTTCTCATTTTCCATAATCCAAAACTCTCCCTTATGACCACCCCCTTGTGCGTGCGCGCGCGTGGGGGTATATCGGCGCTGGACTGTTGCGGCGCGCCTGTGGGCGGTAGAGGGACCCTCCCCCTACCTTTCCTTCGCAGAAAACCATATCTGCGTGTTCCTATCAGCTGCGCTTCACCATTCGCCATCGAGCACAACGTCCTTTATGATCTTTTTTTCTACAGCGCCTACCCGATAGTCGGTTTTATTGCCTTTCGCTGCATTACAGCAGTAGTGTGCCGCCTGCAAGTTGTTCCAGTCTTGAGCTGCTGCTTGTGGAGAATCATATCCAAACTCTTTCCATCTGCTGACAGGAATGATCTCATCTACTACGAAGCTAAGCGGATGCTGTGCATCGCTCGGCTCATCGTAATGGATGGGACCAAGCCTGCCCTTGCATATCCCGCACTCATTTCCCTGGGCTTTGAGACGGGCCCGGTACTTTCTGCGTAGGGCCCCGTTTTTATACCGGGGATTATTCTTGCGAGGGGGGTTATTTATACCGGGGGCCATAATTCCTCCAATGCAAACAGCCCCCGTTTTGAGGGCTGCCTACAGTTATCACAGAGCCTTTGTCGAAGGGATAGGCTTGAGCATTTGACCTATCCTCAAGATATACTATATAGCCTTTTCTTCGTGAATTGCGTGATTGCTTTGTTCCTCCCAGAACCGCTCTATCTTCTTCGAGATAGTCGACCTGTCGTAATGCAGTGCCGCGCCTATCTCACCCTGCGTATCCCCGTTGATGTAGTACCGCCTGAGGATAGTCCGCATCTCACTGTCTTCTATGCCTGTTAAAAAATTCTCCGCCTGTATCACAAGCCTACTCAGCATCTTGATCTTGTGCCTGAGTTTCTTCTTGAGCTTGTTCCATTCCAGATGGTCATAGTCATATTCCGTGCGGCTCTTAGGGATTCCTTTTCCGGTCCTGTAGTCTTTGTAGTACACGTTTACATATTCCATGCGAGGATTCTTTAGTGACTGCTCTATCGCCTTGATCTCGTCAGGGATCCTCTTGAGTTGCTCCATCTCTTTTCTCGTCATTGCCTCCTGCTCCTCTTGATTGTATCCGGCTTCTCCTTCCGCATTCGAATAAGCAGGCTGAAGCCATTGCCCTGACCTGTATCATCCGGTGCATTTATATCTCTGCCGTCGTACTCGACTATGCAGTCCGTGAATATATAGCGCGTCTTGTTCCCCTTGTTGATCAGCTTCTCAAAGCAGTGACTGTCATCAGGAGATCTGCGCATCTCTTCTACCTGCGACCTGGTCAGCATCTTGTCTGACACAATCGGTTCGGGTTTCTTTAAGTTCTGCGAGCTTCCCCAGCTGCGTTCGGACCTGCTCTGCCTCGCCATGTATGCAGCCTTGCCCGCGGCTCCATACTCGTTCATCTGCAGTCTGTCCGTGTTCACATATCCCTTGCCCCACTTGTCCTCGATCACATCTCTGGCCACTCCGGATATGAACATGTGCACATGGGCTCTTGCTCTTTCCGCCGA